AAGTGGAAAATTGGTCCCGATGGGAAGGGGCAGTGGTGGTCTCAGACAGGATCCCATGCAGTCCAAGCACAGGAAGATTATATTGCACAACAAGGTGGAACTACTTCTTCAAAAATTGAGGTTAGTTCTGGACAGCTAGCAGCAGCAGGCGATGGAACGGTCGCACGATGGCCAAGTAATCAAAAGATAGATGATACAAACCACTATGTATTATTTCAATTTGGAACATATATAGCACCTTTTGCAGGTTTGGGCGGAAGAGAAACTGCTACAGGGAAGGATGCATACCAAATATATAACCAAAGTACATCAGAGTTAAAAGCAAAATCTATCAAAACTAGTGGTGGGAAAAGTGTTAACTCTATCTACTTGCCAATGCCTCAAGACTTGAGTGTAGAACAAAAGGGAAACTGGCAAGGTAAAAAATTCACCCGTGTAGGAGCAGCAGCAATTGCTGCTTCACCTGGAAACTTGAGCAACCTTGGGAATGTTGCTAACAATCCTATTGGTAACCTCTCATCTATAAAAGATGCAATCACAGCAGGCATTCTTAATAAAATTCCAGGTGTTGGTGGTAATGTAACATTCAATGATATCACAGGATCAACCAAAGGTATCGTAATGAATCCTAATGCTGAATTATTATATGATTCTCCAGATTTAAGAGATATTAGTATGGTTTTTAAAATGGTTCCACAAAGTGATACAGAAGCGAAGGATATCCGCACGATTGTAGAAGCATTTAGAATTGCATCTCTACCACAATATGGTGCTAGAGGAAGAATAAGTGGTGATGCTGATTATCAAAACATAGGTGCTAGTAATTTCATCACAGTTCCCGACTTATGTAAATTCACTTTCATGGTTGGAGCAAAGTCCAATACATGGATAGCACAATACAAACCATGTGGTATAACTCAGGTTCAAGTCAACTACACTCCTGATGGAACATATGCAGCACATACTGATGGTTCGCCGGTTGCAACAGAACTAACTATCAAATTCACAGAAACAAAACTTATATTCCAACAAGATATTTCAAAAGGATTCTAATGTACTTCTCGTTAATACCAGACATAAAATACGACACAAAACCAATCAGTTATCCATTCTCGGAATCTGATTTTGTCACTGCGAAGAATTTTTTCAGAAGGTACATAGTAAACCCAGATGTTTATAATTATGCCATCTTCTATAACAAATATTCGGTTGAAGATTATGAGAGAATAGAAACTGTAGCAGAAAAAGCATACGGCGATGCCAAATATGATTGGGTTATTATACTAACAAACAATATAATCAACCCAACGTTTTCTTTCCCATTAAATCCACCCACATTAAGACAAATTGTTGAACATAAGTATGGAGAAACGGAAGCATATTCTGGAGTACATCATTACGAAACTTTAGAAGTAAAAACTAATCAGTCTATCGGTGGAATAAAAGTCAATGCACTAGATGCTGGTTTAATTGTTGATAAAAATTTCTATTCCACACCATTTAAATATTGGGATGGATCATCAGAAGTAACAGTCCCAGGAAATAATGTCTGTGTTCCTGTCTCAAATTATGATTATGAATCAGCAGAGAATGAGAAGAAGAGAGAAATTTCCATACTAAAAGAATCATACTTCACTAAATTTGTAGAAGAATTTAAAACAAAGAATCTATACTCAGAATCTTCTGACTTCATTAGTAAAAGAGTTAAAAAAACTGGCATATAATATTCTGGAAGCGACTTTTTAGACAAAAAAATACCCCGAAAAAATTTCGGGGATTTATGGAATTCAATATTCGTTTTTGGTTTTACTATCTACCCACTCAGCATTGTTTCTACAGTATGCATCAGCATCTATTTGCATGTGCAAATGAACAGCAGTATGCAAGCCCTCAATCATTGCAACCAATGCTAGTAACATGACTGGTATCATCCATAGTGGATGACCCATGACCTCGCCTGTTGTTTTCATCAGCGTAAGAGAAGAAGAACTCATCCATCATTCTTCAGCAAGTTTTGCGAAGTATGATAGTGCATCGTCATCTTCAACTACAGATTCCTGATTCACATTAGTAGGAACTTGAGGTTCATACTCTTCACTGTCAACCGATTGACGTAGTTGACCGACAGGTGTTGGTTGACCAAGAACAAGATTCAATCTCTTCTCTAGTTCGTCATATGATTTGAACTGATCCTTGTGGGTGAACGCATCTAGCGAATGTTCTTGCTTCCATGTCGCTTCCATTTCACCTTCATCTGAACTAAGAGCACTAACAGAATCAAACTCACTACTATCATAGTTCCAGAACCCTGCTACTTTCTTGATCTTCAACTTGAAGTTAGCACCTTCCCAAAGATCAAACACATTGATAGGTGTCTCGTCTTGGAACTCAGGTTGCATAGCAGAGAGAATCTTGTCGTGAATCTTCTTACCAAACTTATAGAGGAAGACTTTGCCTTCGTTCTCAGGGTGCTTAGGATCCTTCACGACAAGGATGTTGCTGTAATACTGAAGCTTACGCTTCTGCTTACGTGCAGTCTCTTTGTCCTCATCAGCACCGCTGTTCCAGAGACGGCGGTTTACTTCACCAACGGGATCCTTCTCGTTGAGTGTAGTCAAAGAGTTTTCAATATACCACCCACCAGGGCCTTGGAAGGCATGTGAGTATAGTTTTGCCCATGGAAGTGTTTCTCCATCAGGGGCAGGAAGGAAACGGATAACAGCGTATCCATTTCCAGAAGCGTCCACTTCTGGTTTCCAGAAACGTTCATCAACCTGCTTAGTGCTGGCAGATTTCTCCAGTTCCTTTTGTAGGAGTTGAAGATTATTACTGGACTTACGCTTTAGATCTGCAAAAGACATAGATTACCTTAGATTAATTTGGATTTAGTTTGTGTGATGCCCTATCACCTAGACATTATAACAGACACAGGTGCGGGCTGTCAACCCCGTGCCTCTAATTGAGTTTTGAATTCATGAACCTTTACTAAAAGTTCATCAAACATATCATTGACCTGAAGTGTTGAATTTCCACCCAAAAGAATAACCGCTTGCTTAATATTTTCAGCAACAGATTTCGCTTCAGGATCATCACTGAGAAGGATTCTTGCATGAAAAATCTTCTGCTTCTCAATAAGTCTCTCCAATGCTTCAAAATATTCTAATTTTTTTTCATCATCCAAAAGAGATAGATTCATTGCACACCGGAAACAATATTCCTGGAGTACAGTCATCTCTTGAATTTCACCACGTACTAATTCGGATTGAAAAAATTTACTCATACCAGCATCAACTTAGCTCTAGATGTTTTCTTCATGTAATTTAATTTCTGTGCTTCAAATTTTAACTTTTCTTTTAGTGGTTTTGATATCAATTTTGATACGGATTCCACTTCAATATCATTTTTTTCACATAGATGTAGCACTGCATCTATGTAGTTCATATCGGCATTGCCTATAGCAATCTTCTCAACTTCTTGAGAGAACTTCGCACTTGTCATAAATTTATCTTCAAGTAAGTTTTTCTTTTCCATATTTGTTTCGGTACTCGTCTATGTACTGTATGAGTTGAAGAAGGTACTCCTTCTTAGGTGGCTTGATTACTACTTGAGTTTCACCATTCTCACAAGCAACAATAGTTACAAGTTGTTTGACAGTTAAACTGTATAGTTCTTGAAAACAACATGCGTATGCTGTCTCTTGAACAAAATAATCGCTGAGATATGCTTCTCTTTTAGGTGCAGCAGAAGTCTTGAAGTCTATGATTGATAATTCACCGTCAAATTCGGCAACCAAATCAACACGACCAGCAACTTCTAAATGTTTTGAATAAAGAAATGCTTCCTGTAAGTATATATTACCTATACGATCAAAGGTTTTTTTAGTCTGCTCAAACATTATAACAGGAAGTGGAGTAGCATTATACTTTCCAATCTCCAACTCATTGTTAAGATAGTCCTCAGTAATACTATGAAAGGTAGTACCACGTGCAGCAGACCTTGAGGAGATATCTGCTGCTTTCTCCTTACCTACACGTGCTCTCCACTTAGCAAGACCTGCTTGCTTCTTGGCATTGTTACCAATGACTGTAGTAATTGAAGGATAAAACTCACCATTAGGTGTAGCATAAACTCTCTTACCATCAACCATCTTTGCTGTGCTATCAAGAGGAAAGCACCTAGGATTGTGTTCAAACTTCATAATCCTAAATTAATTTTATTGATAAGATAAGACTTAACAAGACCAGACCTAACGATATCATCAAGACCAAATTCTACCAGAGAAAACTCTTCCATGTTCTGTAAGATACGTTGGAAGTCTATGATGCCTGTGCGTTCACTGATCTTTTGTAGATCAGTTTGTGCAGCATCACCACAGAATACAATCTTACTGTCCTGTCCAACACGAGTGATGATTGAATCAAGTTCGTGGAAGTTCAGGTTCTGACATTCATCGATGATAACAATAGCATTGTCTAGTGTAGTACCACGGATGAAACTAGTAGACCAGAACGAAATAGTTTCTTGTGCCTTTAGATTATCATAGAGCATTTCATACGATGCATCATCTCGCATCTCAAACATAGATTGCACCATGTTCTTGTATGGTATCTGATAGAGAGAAGACTTATCTTCATGGTCACCAGGTAGAAAACCAATCTCCCTAGTAGCTACCAGAGAACGAACAATATAGATCTTATCGTATGGCGTGTACTCATCAAGTACATCTTTAAGTGCCTTGTACAATGCAATGAATGTCTTACCTGTACCAGCAACACCATAAGCATACAACATCTGTCCCTTGTCCCACTCATCAAAGAAAATCTTTTGATTATCAGTGATAGGTTCAATGGGAAGCATATGCTCTCCACCAATAGGTTTACGACGCTTCTTTTGTTTAGCGGTCATTCCTTGACCAGGTGATTTGACAATCTTTTTTCTAGCAGGCATTTTAGTAGTTGTATTTGTCAGTAATGGTTTTGTTTCGTGATGCTTTAGGAATCACCTTGGTCTTCATGATGTCTTTCCATCCAGGATGAGTCTTTGCCATCTTGTCTCTCCATTCTCCTACCTCACCAGAAGCAGGACAGGTAGAGGGATCACTCCAATCTCTATCCCAATCAGGGTTGTCTGTTTTCCACTGGTCCCAATCATGGACGCTAATTTTAACATCCTTTTGTTCACCAGTGTTCTTATTAATAACTGGGTAAGTCGCCATCTTCTCCCTCCTTTTTGTTGAATCCAAATGGTCCTGCTAGTTTTTCTTCTAGTGCTGCCTTTAATGCAATACCACCAATCGCTTCCATAACTTTTAAGACTTGCTCAGGTTTGGCATCCTCTCCAAGTTCTTTAGCGACATACCAATACTTAGGCCAGAAAGTTTCACCTGCTCTCTGGTAATCATCTAGTGTCAAAAGTTTCATTGCCATTCAAGTGCCTCCGCACAAATGGGAAATTGTTCACAGAACACACGCTTAGCATCATTAGCTATGTCCATGTGTTCTTTCTGTGTACCATTAGCAGAACGTAATTTAATGTAATGGATCCATGAACGGACTGAACCCGTCATGTAAATTTTAGTGGGACATGCTAAAGGTAATACAAATCTAGCACACTCCTTTGCAATTCCATA